CTGATTGTCTGGCTTCTAGCAATTTACCCTGATATTGTTCTTCACCACGGGCCATTTTTTCTGCATGCATTAGTTGTGCATCAGACATTGCCATTTTCGTTCTCTGCTTGTTAGCATAAATTTTACTTCCAGCGTTAATGGCTAATTTTAAGGCACTGAACCACATTTTTAAATTTCTCCTTACGTCTTTTGCTTAAATAATCTATCATCATATCAATTGTTTTTAAAGCCCCTTGACCATTGATACGCCATCTCCAGGTATCCTTGTGATGTTGTTTTCTTCTCTTACAAAGGTACAAACAACCTCCAAAAAACTCATAAAATCTTTGAACCATGTCTTTATCAGACATTTCAACACTACAAGCAAAATATTTTTTGGTTTTTAATTTAGACCAGATACCAAAACTACCTTCACCATCAAAAACTCCTGCTAAGAATATAGTTTTTTCCTTCTCAGAAAGATTATCGTAAACCGATGAACTTTTTTCCGGTAACTTGTATGTCTTTAATACCTTTGATGTCAGATTTAGCTCCTGTTTCTCGATGTGGGCATCCTCCTTTTACAAGACCTTGTGGTTGGGGTCCAGATTTTGGAGGTGGGCCTGATTTTACACCACCGCTTAATCCATTTTTATTTTTTTGCATCTATTTTCTCCCTCGCTACTCTTAATCTTTCATCTGATTGCTGATCTTGTGTTGCTAATCTATCATAATCAAACTCTAATCGATCTGCAGCCCTTTGATTTTCTTGTGCTTGTTTAAATGCTGTCTCTTCTGATTTTCTTTGCATGTCCATAGCTCTTAAATCTACTTCTTGTTGTTTTATTCTAACAAGAGGATCCTGTTTAGCTGCGTTTGCCTGCATTTCAGTTTGTGCAAGCTCTGAAGTTATTTGTGCAGTACGTTTTGCAACCTCAGCATCATACATAATAGCAAATCCTTCTGGATCTGCTTGTTGCATTTGTACCATTTGCGGATCTTGTGCCATGGTTGCAGAAACTTCTGCTCGTGCTTTAAATGATATGTGATCTGAGACGTGTGATTGTAACAAAGCATAGACTTGTGGATTGATTTGCACCATCCTTGTAGCCATAAATGCCATGTGAGCAGATATATGTGCATCATGATCTTGGAATTCAAAGGCTGTAAGCAGTTTCATTTGCAGTGCACGTGCGTTTTCCTTTGCAGGATCCATTGGTTCTGGTTGTTTTGGTGCAGGTTTAAGTAAAGTTTCTATTTGTTTAGTGCCTAACGCTTCATAAACACGTCTGTAGGCTTCGTGAATGTTGTGAATTGCAGGATTTGAGCTTGCAATTTGTAATTGTGTCTGTGCAAGCGTCACTCTTTGAGCCATTGACATAATATTTGGGTCTGCAACCGGTAAAATATCAACTTTTCCATCAAAATCTGATGATTTTATTTGTCTTGGACCACCATAAACATCGTATGGATACTCTGGTGGTAAAAATTCACCGCAAATTCTTGCTAAAATTTTAAATTCTAGTCTCATTGCGTAGTAACAACGCTTGTGAACACCACTCATGACACGTGAACCACGTTCCATCATGGCAATCGTTGTGCCTACAGCTCTATTTTGTGCATCATTACCAATATTATTATCTGTTGTAGCTGCAAATTTTTGTCCAGCTTGGACTACGAAACCTAAAAGATTAAATAATGTGGTAGATGGTTCTGTAAATGGTAAATTAAAAAATTGATCCCGTATGTTACCACCCGGTGCATCAACATCTCTGAACTCTCCAGGTTGTATTGGTTGATCATCATCTCTTACTCTAATGCCACGTGATTTAAATCCTGCAGGTAAATTTTTTAATGTCCCTGCATCTATCAATTGTCTTAACGCTTGTGTTGCGGCAGTAGATAAACCACCGATCATGTGTGTTAAACCAAAACCATAAAAACCTAAACCAGGTAAAAACTTATAATGTACAAAATGTTCTACTCTAGCATAATTTAAATCACCTGGTTTGTAGTTTCTGTATATAGATAATATTTCACCTGAACCTTCATCAATAGTTACGATGTAAGGTATTTTAACTTTTTTAGCTTTATCATCAAATTCTTCATAGTCATCTAAATTTAAATCTACATGCATTTCTAAAATCGTGTGTAGATAATCTCCACCTGTGCTTTTCACACCTTCAAGTTCACTTATTTTTTTCTGTAAATTATCTTGCTCTGTAGATCCCTCAGTCAACTCAATGTCTCTGTAAAAACCTGCAGCCATTTTTTTCGTAATCTCATTCTTTGTCATCTTAAAAGCGTGAGTAATTCTTTCACAATCTTTAAGATCAGATGCGTAATATGGAACTACAATTTCTTCTGCTTGCAAAAATTTAGAGACAGGTCTGCCTAATAATTCATCGTAATATATTTTTTTAAAAGTGCTACCGGATAATGGTAAATAGAATAACATCTGATCCATATCAGTAGTGAACTCCTCCATCTCTTCCATAAGTAAATAGTTCATGTATTCTTTTACACGTTCTGCCTGTTGTTCTATGGCTGGTGTTCTTAATCCTACTGTTTGTGTTCTTACAGGGCCATCTGAGGGCACTAATTCTTTGTAAGCCTGTGCCTGAAATTGTGTTGTTGCCTCAGACAACATAGGGTGAGTAACGTTAGAGGCCCCTTTAAATGGTCTAGTAACATTAACGTATTTAGTTCCTAATAAATCTAAACCTTTGATATAAGCATCTTCCCAATCTTTACGTGAAACTTTATCTTTTTTATATTCTTCTATTAGCTCAGACGACATTTCTCTTAACGTTCTTTCGTCTAAATTTTCTGCTAAGTTGGCATTAAAATCATCTCTAGGTGATTCTTCAATTACTTCTTCTTCACCTTCAACCGACACGTCAATTGGTATACGACTCTCTGGTTGCTCCTCGATTTCTTCCTCAACTATTTCTGTGTTTTTCTCTATTGCCATAATTAATTATACCTTCTTGTTTTAAATATATCTACTACAAGACCGCCTTTGGATTTATATGTTTTTTGTGTGCCTCTCATGAGATTGTTAACTTTTATAGCAAACGCATCAAAATACAAGTTAGGATTATCCTCTGTTATAAGTTTGTATCCTTTTTTAGGATTTTCTACAGCATCTGTATGAGCGATTCTAGTGAAACTTTTGGCTCCCTTTCCATCTTTATCAGGGCCTAATAGATGTCCTGCTTTGTAAGTATATTTTTCTTCTGAAATTTTTTTGTAAGGTTTTTTAGGATTTGATCTAGAAATTTTTATTGGTCCTGCCGAGCTACCAAAAAAACGTGCTGTCTTTTTCATTAACTCAGGAATAATAGCTTTACCTTTTTTATTTATTCCCTTACCGCTTGCGTATCCATAAGCTCTTTCATTACCAGCAAAACCTTCACTACTAGCTTTATAATTAAGCATATCAAAAGGTAATACAGCAACATAATCTGCACCTTCTCTTGCTCCTAATTGTAATAAATATTTTAATGCGTGATCACTATAATCAGCTGCATCTACCATTGGAAAATAATCAACCTCTCCTCTTTGAACACCAGAAGTTATTCTTTTTGTATTTCTTTGTAAATCATCAGCTGCTTTATAAATTTTTGATGCATTTCCTGTTTGCGCAGCTAAATCTAAATCTTGTTGAAGTTTACGTTGTGCTGAAAGAAACATTCTATTTTCAATATCTTTTTGAAAAGGATTTTTACGTGCCTCACCAGAAAGTTGTCTAGCCCTCGATAAAGCTTCACTTACATTTTTAGCATTGTCTGCTTGTATCTGATGAATAGTCAAAACTTTTTTACCATCAGGTGTAAATCTTGTATCAAACCTTACGTGAAAAATTTCATTTTTAACAAATTGAGCAAAATGTGATCCGCTTTCTTTAAGAGGAGCACTATTACCTACAATAGGTTCATCTAAATAAAATACAACCTCTCTGTAATTGTCCCCACCCTTAAGTGTTTGATCTTCATTATAATATCTTGGCCTTCTTGAAGATTTTAAAGGTGCTATACCTTCATCAATCTCACTAATTATTTTATTAATTTGTATAAATTCATTTCGAAGGGGAGCTTTATCTTTTATTCCATTTCTTAATCTAATTAATCTTTCTAAAGCAGAGTTAGCATTCTCTACTATATCCTCTACATCACCTCTTCTTAAAGCGTTTAAATAATATAAAACAGTATCAGCTCTGTCAAAATTATCTCTATCTGCCATGTCAAATTTTTTTGCAATAGATTGTATCATTTTATATTGATCATCTGCTTTTTTTATAATTTTTTCATAAGTTCCTTGTGGTATTCCGAAGTCTAAAGTTTTTAATCTATTTACAGGATTTAGTTTAAGCATTGTGCCAACAGTGTTGGCATCTAATTTCATACCAAACTTTTGAGCTGCAAATAATAAACCACCTGTTAGATCCCCACGATCATTAAATATTGCTAAATTAGAATCAAACAATTCTTCTCTTGATATACTAACCTCTTTGCCTGCAAAGGGTCCTTTATCATATTTAAATTTTTTTAAATCTAAAACAGTTCGAGTTGCAGGTTTACCAAATATATTAAATTTTTCTTTTCTTCTGCTAGTTAAATGTTCAATCCATTCGTCAGCTGTGTATTGACCTCGACCCTTTCTCATTACCCAATCATAGGTAGAGGATCCAAAAGCAGGAGCTGTATCATCACCCATCTGTAAAGGTTTGGTTTGTTTTAATACGACTGGTGGATTTCTAATTTCTCTAACAGCTAATTCTTGACCACTAGCTTGTGAAGGCTTTGGTTCGTAAGTTATTTGTTTTGTCTGTTGTCCGGTGGTCGGTGTAGCTGATTCTTTTTTACCA